GCTATCCAGAAGCTCGACGGAGGTGACGTAGAAGGCATCGCTGCCGTCGTCGCCCGCACGCCTGCGCTTCAAGGCGCCGCCGTGCGCCTGGTCCTCAAGTTCTTCGGTCGCGGCCATGACCGCATCTTCCGGGCGCTCGACGAACCGGGAGCCCCACTTCACCGCCTTGCGGACATCGCTGAAGCCGATCTTAGCCAGCTCCTGCAGCACCCGGTCCTGGGTGATTTCGGTGCGCTCTGCCCGCTTGGCCTGCGCCTTATGGATCGCCGGGGCGACCTCAACATCCTTCAACAGGCGCTGGCCCTGCGAATAGGCCGTCTTCTCACTGTAGCCGGCGCGGATCGCTGCCTGGGTGGCGTTGAGGTCGACCAGGTACTCGCGGACGAAGACCGATCGCTTGTCGTCGAGATCGGGCATGCGTCCTCGAAGGGCTGCGCGTTCATGGAAAGGTTGTGGACGGCTACGCCGGGAACCCTTGCGCGAGCGCCTGTCAGCGCCACATACGGCAAAGGTTAACAGAACAGGTGGCCAGAATGGCTGACTACACCGTGCGCGTCGAACTACGTCCAGGTGGCGACTACAACGCTCTCCACACCGCGATGGAGAGGGCAGGCTACAAACGCTTCATCGTCGCGAGCGACGGGTCGCGATATGCACTGCCGCACGCGGAATACGACCTCCCAGGGAGCAATCTGCTCGTCGGGCAAGTCCGCGACCAAGCGCTAGCGATCGCGACGAGCGTGCACGCAAGCCCGGCGCCCTGGGTTTTAGCGACCCAGGCGACTGGTCGCGCCTGGTCCACGCAGAAGCTGTAGAGGTTCCGCCCGCGCGGTAGACGGCTGCGGGTATCGCAATGGCGGGAACCGGCCTAAGGCCGGCAATGCCTATGGGGCGCGTGCTGGGCAGCGCTCCGGCGGGCGAATAGGTTGCTGCGGCAGGTCCGTTCCTACCGAGCCGTTGGTCCACAAGCTCCTGCCGCCGGAGGCTCGCCCGACCAGGGGTCCACGAGCGCGGGGAGGACTTCGAGTGGCGGCCAGCTCCCCCACGACCGGTTGGGAGCCCACTACGCCAGCCGAGGCTGGCACCGCAGCAATGGTGTCCCCTCGCCCTCAGGACTACCCGACAGGACCTGAGCCCCAGGGGGCGGTCAGTTCGTCGTGCATCGGGTCATCGCCGAGTGGGCGCGGGAATTGGTGGCGGGGGCAGGATTAGAACCTGCGACCTCTCGGTTATGAGCCGAGCGAGCTACCGCTGCTCCACCCCGACGAAAATGGGAACCGGCGGCGGCTCGCTGCCTCTGCGGGTCAGCGGCCGGTCGCCGGTAGCTGTCTACGTGCACCGAGCCGCCACGCTCGGGAAGGGCTCCGGCTTTCACGGAGCCGTGCAGTTGGGCGGCCACAGCTAGCCCCGCTTGCTATGGCCTATCTGAAGCCGGCGATCGGAACGCCGGACGCGACGGGGCGCGCGTTGAAGGTGGTTTCAGCAGGGCAGCAAAAAGGCCCCGGCTGGAAGCTCGGAGCCTGTCCGGGCGCGCTGAACGCACCACTAGCGTTCTGATGCCGAAATTCCGGACGGTCCGCAACAGCAACCTGCGTCGTTCGCGCCCGCGCGAGGATGGCGGTCAGACCCGGTTAAATGCTGTAGTTTATCGGGGTAATACCGCCAAAATGCATGCACACTCTCGATGACAGGGAACGATCTACGTCTCGCCCGAAACCGGCTCGGCCACATGTGGGGCCTGGGCCGGCCGGTCCATTGTGCCGAGCTCGGCCGGGCGCTGCGGATGTCCCCCAGCGATCCTGGCGAGAGCATCAGGTACTACGAGGCTGATCGCGCCGGCGACGTGCCTGGTCCGGTGGCGGTGGCGGTGGAGATGATGCTGGCGGGCGCGCTGCCGCCGGGGGGCCTAAAGGCCATCGAGCCTCAACCGCTGCGGCGCGTGGCCTAGGGGCGGCTGTAGGCGATCGCGACGCCGATCTGGCCCTCGTGGAACTTCACGGGGACCTTGTCGAACAGTGGACCGCCGCGATGCGCCTCCAGGGCCAGGGCGCTGGCGCTGAGCTTTCCCCAGGTTTCAGGCGACATCGACATGGTCGACACGCTGAAGCCGGCATCCCGCAACACCTTGAGGCGGGCGACGAGGTCGGCGTCGGACGGATCGATGAGGGGCAGGTCTTCGGTCTTCATCAGGCGCGCACCTTGGAGATCACTCGGTGCGCGGCCATCACCTTGCGCACCCGGAGCTGGATACTGCCCGACATCTCGCTGGCCGCAAGAGCCTGGGCAGCCACCTTCAGGCCCAAGACAAGCGCGCGCTCGGTCGCCGGAAAGCCGGCGCCGCGCCCTTTGCTGTCTCGATAGACCACGGTCGCCTCGCGCACCTTGAGCTGCTGGCCGCAGACCAGGTCGAGCACCCGGCGCTGCCGCTCCGAGAGGTGCCGGCGCATGGTGAGGAGCTTCAGCGCGGCTTCCATCTGCCTCGGCTGGGGTGCCGGCGGCCCGCCGCTGCCCCCACCACCCTCGGCGCCGGATCCGCGCGTCGATTGCCCCTCGGCGATCGCGTAGACCTCCTGGTAGGTGAGCCCGATGCGGTAGAGGCGATCGGCTTCCTCACCCTCCACGGCGCCGAGCGAGCCCTCGGCGAGGGCGTGGTCGATCCCGGTCAGCTTTCTGGCGCGGATCTCGCGGCCGTAGATCATCACGGCCCTGCCCTTGTCGATCAGGCGGGCGCCGTTCTCGTCCAGCGCGGGCTCAGCGGTCTCGGCCTCGCCGACGTCGACGTCTTCGCCCCGGGCCCTGGCCAACAGGATGGACGCCTTGGCCTCGCCCCAGGCGTCCTGCGCCCGCGCCTGTTCGCGCAGCTTCAGGACCTGGTCGTCGAGGTTCTTCGCCGTCTGCTCGAGGCGCTTGATCGCGCGGCGGGTCTCCTTGCCCTGTTTGCCGGGCAGCGCGGCGAAGGCCCGCAATCCCTCGGCTTCCGACCTCGCGGCCACGGCCGCCGAGATCTTGCCCTCGATCTCGGTTGAGAGGGCCTCGTCACGCACGGGCAACTGCAGCCTGGAGGCGCGGCGGGCCTCCTCCAGCTTTCGCCGGCGCCGGTCGGCGCTGCTCTCCATCGCCGCAACCGCTCGGTCCGCCATGGCCTGGCGATGCGCGTCGGTAACCTTCAGCTCGGTCTCCAGCCGGGCAACCCAGTTCTCCAGCAGGTCTGGCGCAGGGTCGAGCAGGGTGCAGGCGGCGATGCCGGCCCACACGGACGCCGACAGGCGGCTGGTGCCCTTGGGCGCGATCAGGCGCGCAGCGCCGATCAGCATCAGCTCGGGGTCCTCGCGCCTCATGCCGCTTTCGCCTCCTTGCGCGAATAGGCCTTCATGGTCCTCAAGAATTCGGCGTAGGCGTCGCGCCAGGCCACCATCTTGGCGTCGTAGTCCGCGCCGCCTCGGGCGCCGATGTGGCGCTCTACCGCATTGGCCGCCGAGCTGAGCGCTTGGGCTGCCGCAAAGACGCGCTGTTCAGCAGCGGTAAGCGATATGGCCGGCCGGACAGCCGTCTGGCCGGCGTCCGAGATCGTGGTCGGACGGCCGCAGGTGTCGCAGGTCTCGCTCATCAGCCGGCCGCCCGGTTCGGGAACTGCACCAGGTCGCCAGTGAAGCCGAAGTGCACCAGCACCTCGTCATCCGCCGCGCACCCTGCCGCGCCGGGCGGGTTGCCCCACTCCAGCCGGTTCCAGTAGCGGTTCTTGGCGTACTCGCGGACCCGCCGGAACCAGGGATTGCCGGCCAGCTCCTGCGCCCCGCCGGCGACCGCGGCCAGCAGCGGCAACTCGGCCTCCGAAGCCGTTTCGCCCTCGGTGACGAAGGCCTCCCAGCGGCCGCCCTTCACCAGCCGGTGGACGCCGGCAACGAAGCGTCCGTCGTCGCGGGTGGCCTCCTCCGAAGCGAAGTAGCGCTGGAGGCCGAGGCGCACCCTGCCGGGATCGTGACCGGCCTTGGCGACGGCAGCCATGGCGTCCTTGAGCTGGATCTTGCCGGATCGGGTTCGACTGACCTTCGGCGCCATGGCCCAGATCGCATCGACATCGTCTTGCCGAACCGACGCCCCCTTGGGGGCTTTAGGGGTTCTGGATTCTGGACTCTGGAATAGGGCTTCACTTTCAGTGATTTTTTGCGCTGGCGTTGGTTTGTTTTCCTTGGGTTTTTCGTCCAACTTCGGCGATAGCTGTTGCGTAGCTATCGCGAACTTCTCCCGAACTTCTGCGGGAAGTTCGGCGGAAGTACCTAGTTCCTGGTCCACCCGCCGGGCGTAGATCAGGCCTCCATGGACCGCGATCTTCTGCTTCTTGACCAGGTTCTCGCGCACCCGCCGCCACACCCTGATGTCGCAATCGAGCTCGCCGCAGATCCGCCGTTCGTCGTCCGCCAGCGGGCCACCGCGGTCGTACATCATGTCGAGCAGGGTGTTGTATGCGCCGCGCTCCTCCAGGGTCAGGCCGCGCATCCCGCCCAGGGCGTTGCCATGCCAGCGCTTATGGTAGGGTCGAGCCATACTCACTCCTCGTCCTCGATCAGATCGTACTCAGGGAAACACCGCTGGCGGTCGGTCCCCTCGGGGCCCTGGCGCTGCTTCGCGCAGATGACTTCCATTCGGTAGCGCGCGTCCTCGCAGGCCATCTCCCAGGCGAGGTGCTTGTCGGTGTCGGACTTCTTCGGCTCAGCCTTGACCAGGTAGTAGTGCTCGCGGAACGGGAAGAGGATCGCGTCTGCGTCCTGCTCGATCGACCCCGATTCCCGCAGGTCCCAGGGCTGGGGCCGCTTGTCGTCGCGCTGCTCGACAGCCCGGCTGAGCTGGGACAGCAGGACCACGCAGATGCCGGCCTCGCGGGCGAGCTGCTTCAGCGCCTGGGTCATCTCGGAGATCACCGAGGCCTCGTTGCGCCCGTTAGCCGGCGGCCGACGCATGAGCTGCAGATAGTCGATGGCGATGGCGCCGAGGCGGCCCTTGCGGCTGAGCGCCCATACACGGCGGCGGACGTCGTCGATGCTGAGCGAAGGGCAGTCCGCCAGGAGCAGGTTGGACGGCACGCGCTGGCGGGCGCTCTTGATGGCCTGGAAGTCCAGGGCCGTGAGCGCCCCGGAGCCCATGGCCCGGTATTCTATGCCCTCGCGGTTCTCCTGGGTGAGCGAGGCCAGTTCGCGCTGCATCATCTCCCCTGAGCCCATCTCCAGGCCGAAGAAGGGGAACAGCAGGTGCGGGTTTCGGACCGCGGCGCCGTGCATGATGTTCCGGGCCAGGCCGGTCTTCATCATCCCCGGCCGACCGCCGATCACCAGCATCGCGCCGGGCAGCAGACCGTTCAGGCGCCGGTCGATGCAGCGTAGGCCCGTCATCGCGCCGCGCGCGCGACCATGGCGCGCCAGGTCCTCCATCTCGGCGATAGCGAGGTCGGCGGCGTCGTGCGCCGTGACGATGCCGGTGTCCTCCGGCGCCGCTGCGTTCTCGATCTCCTCGACCGCTCGGCGGAGCTCGGCAACGATATCGAAGGCCGGGCGGCTCTTGTCGCCCATGAGCTGGGC